CCCTTGCTCTCACGTAATGTGGGAGAAATAGGGCTAAGCATTCCAAAGAAAGCACGGGCTGCAAGCACGTTATGTGCTGCAATTTTAACGGTCTTTAAGTATTCAGCCTTTTGTACATCTGTTGCATTAGCAGGTAGTTGAATGCTTTCATCACCAAATGCTTTTATGTAAGCAATAGCCTGAAACGCAGCAGTTGTTTCTTGACGATTCATCTCATCAATATCAATTGCACGGGCTGTAGCACCACGGCCAATAGTTTCTAGATTCTGCAAGAACAATGGCATAAGCGCTTTGCGCAAAGTCATGTTATCGCCAAGATTACCTAGTGCCCAAGTATCATAATCATTGGCAAAGTTAGTAGCCCTTTCGCCCAACTTGCCTGGAATGTAGCCCAACATACCCTTAATACCAAGGAATGATATGGCTGCAACTGGACCAGATAGTGATGGTTGTCCTGCATCGGGAGCAAAGGATGGGTTAATTAAACGCAGTTTAAGAGTAACATCATTAAACTGTGGAACCTTAAATGCTCCACCAGTAAATTGACGTACTACTGGTTCAACCGCTGTGTTGATAATTGTATCGGTTGGTAGTACTACGTATGGCTCACCCTGGTCATCTTCATAAACTTCACCACGGGCAGATAGTCCTTGATGCGCTAGGCGCATACGATAGATAACTTGTAGTGGCTTCTCACGCATTAAGCGGTAGTAGCGTCTCCAGAAGTCTTCAGTTGCACGATAGAAACGTGCTACTGTGCGTGTAGATAATGCAAAGTTAGAACGAATTGCAGGATTATCTACATACTTAAGAATCATATTAGATGCATCATCCATGGCAAGTTCTGTAAATCTTTTTGCCGCAATGTCATCTATTTCTTTAGTAACTTTAGCAAGTGCCTTATCATTTGTTAAAAGACTTGGGTTGTTAGTAACTTCCTCTTGAAGTAACTTACTTGCAAACTCTTTTTGTAACCCTTCATATCCATCACGAAGACGAGCATAGGTTGTAAGAACTGCAGGTTGACGGAATAAACCATTTACTTGACGGTCCATTCTTTCCATAATCGCATTACCAAACTTGCCCCATGCAGATTCTAGGTCAGCCTTATCAAGAAACTCTTCAAACTCAATGTTGGTATTAATTTCACCAGTTGGTTGCTTACCAACAGTAGCCTTTTCAAACTCATCAAATGATGTTCTACTAGCAACCTTTGACCACTTGCCAGCAATTGTTTTACCCTCGCGCATTTCATAGGCAACAAGGTCGTTATGCTTAGCAACCATTAGATTAAATAAATCTTCATTAAAAGATTTAGGTCCACCATGGAAAGTGTTGCGCATATCTAGCAACATTGTTTCTACGTGGATACGTGCAATTTCTGCATCTGGAATACCACGTTGTGTGTAGTGAACTGAATCACCAAACAAGGATAGAAACTCTCTAACAATCGCTGTACGCTTTGGGTCTACTGTAAACTGGCGAGTAGTAAAGTCATAGTTGACTCCAAGAGCCTTAAGCATATTAGTTCTAGCAGTAGCAAAGTCTTTAGCAGTTCTTAAACCATTGTTATCAAAGAACACTGTTGCTGGGTCTACTGATTGTTTTTCGCTTTTAAGTGAATACTTATTTACAGCAAACTGGCGATACCAGGTATCAAAGTGAGCAAGAGTTAAGTACTTATCATTAGTACGGCGAAGTTCCTCTGTGGATAATGCACGGAACTTACGGCCAGTCTTAACCCCAACTTCTTCTAGTGCTGAAGAAAGAGTAGATGGTGTAAATATAGCATCAATAATATCCTTATCGAACTTACCACCAAGGGATGTTCGAGCAGAAACTGATGCAGCCATTGAGTTGATTACATCTGGGTGGTGAATAAATGCATCCTTAAGCCACTTAAACTGTGTAATTGATTCATCCACACCAAAGGCACTATATACACGTCTAATGGTTTCTTCACGAATCATCATGTGTGTTACTTCTTCAATTGGAATCTTTTTATCAATCGCAAGGTCAGCAGCAATCTGAGAACGTTCTGCAACAGTAAGCGTTCCTTCTGGACCACCCTTACGAAATAATATATTAATAGCACTACGAATAGGGCCAACAGAAGACTTAGAACCAGTAAGTGCTGTGGCTACATTCTTAAACTCTTGAACATCTCTAATCTTTCGTAGTGAAAGTAGGTCAAGTAGTGGTGCATTAAGGGCGTACATAAACGCTTCATCAATAGCAGAACGAATACCTAAACGCGGAAACAGTGTAAGAATTGTCCAGAAGTTTACAAACTCAGAGACATACTTGTTGCGTGTAGCACCATCAAAAATGGCTGGAATAGAGTTCTTGCGGCGTGTAGACGCAGCAACCTGAATAATCTGCTCATATGGCAGAGCACCAATACCTTGCGCTACCTGGCTAGGCTGCACAATTCCACGGGCATTAAGAATAGGGGAATCATTTTCAATACGAACAACGTGTGGGCTAATATCATCAATAAAATCTGTAGGCACTTCTGTTCTAGAAGTAGTAGTCATACCAGAACGATTGTTAAAAGTCCTATTAAGGATTTCTTCCATAATCTTACGGCCTTCGGCTGTGCCATGTAGACCATAACGGTGCATAATTGCTGCGTATAGGTTACGAATAATAATAACCTGCTCATCAGCCTGTGAGTCCAAGAAATGGAATGTCACAAAGTCTGCAACATCACGGGTAAATACCTGTCGTGCTACAAGACGGAAGTTTTCTGCTGTTTTAACAGCATCTTCTCCAAGAAGAATCTGTGTACCAGCAGGGTTACGGCTTGCAGCCTTACCAAAAATTTCACCGATACGGCGTGCACGCTTAATATCTTTGTCAATTTCATCAAAGCGTTGAATTCCAGCAACGTTAACACCTTTATCAATGTCAGCACCAGCGGTTCTAAGAATGCTTACAGCATCTAAACCTTTATTCTGTGCACTGGCTAATCCAACTGATGTCTTTGCATTAGCAGCATTAGGATTCATAATTGCATCTGCAAGTTTAGCAATACCCATGCTGATGTGGCGCTCTGATTGTGCAGTTGGAATACCATTGCGCATAAATGTAATGCCATCAACGCGGCCATTTAGCAAGATTCCAACATTTTGAATCTCGCCAAAAAAGTTTTCAGCAGTTTTTGAATCAAAAACTTCTTTACTCGCCAGTGTTGTTACAACTTCAAAGTTACTAAAGCCAGGATAGTTCTGAACTAACTCGCGATAAGCGCTAGACCTTTCAATAGAACCCTTTTTTGCTTCAGCAAACTTTCTAATTGCAGGACCTACGCCCTCATCCCATAAAGTTTTAACGCTAGGGTCTTCAAATGCCTGCTTTACACTACCCTTAAAGTTACCTTTTTTTGCTTCTTGCATAATATTATCAGCAAGGCGTTGGCCTTTAGTTGAAAAAGTAGCAATCTTGCTTGCGCCACCAGTCATATATGTTAGTGGGTCTACAACAATTTGATAAATTGTGTCAATTGTTCCAGTTACACCAGTCTGATACTTACCAGAAAGTACACGTGAATTTAAGTTTCCACTGTTAGCCTGATTTGCTGTGTAAATTTTACGATATAAATCACGACCTGGTGAAATACCAGCAGCCTTTGTATCAAAAATAATCTGAGCAAATTCTTTTTGATTATCAAAAGCATATGTAATAGCGTTAAGAATCTTTGGGTCTGGCTTACCATAGGATTCAACAATTTCGCCAGGAGTTTTACCAGATAGTAAACCCTTTGCTACAAAAACATTCTCTTTGCCGTAGCGTGCTTCAACAGCCTGTACTGCTCCTTTGTCCCAGGCATCGCGACCATTGTATGCATCATCCCAAACAGTACCTTTAAACGGTTTGTTTATTGCAAGATTAGCAGCAGCAATAGCGGGTCCAACAGGACCACCAAAAGCCGATAAACCACCAGTTACTGCAATGGGAGCCAATGCTGGGTCAGCGCCTTGGGCGATTTGTCGTCCTGCAACATAAGGAGTGTTAATAGTTTTACCCCATGCGATAGCACTTTGAAGCGTTCCAATAATTGGACTTCCACCAAGTTTAAGAACTTTGCCAGCAATTCCAAGACTACGTTGAAGTAGACTTGGGTCTTCTTGAGTAAACTTAGCGGTTGGGTAAAGAGCCTTAATGTTTGCTTGGGCTTCTTCTGTTAAGGCTTGAAACTCACGCTTAGCATCATCTGCTTTAAGAGCACGAAGTTCTTTTGCTTTTTTAACAGTGTAAGCCAACTGTTCAACGGCAAGTCTTTGCTGAGGTGAAAGGTTAGCATTATTTGCAGCATTATAAACAGCAGGATTAACTTCTCCTACAACTGGATTTATGCGGGCCATTAGTACCCATATTCAGCAAGGGTTGAATAAATAAGTTCGGCTTCTCCAGTTGGGTCAAACTGTGCAATCTTACGCATAGTTACAGAAATTGGTTCAGTAGTTGTAGGAAGGTTCATTACTTCACTTCCTGGTCCTTCACCAATATCTACACCAGATGAAATAGGTTCATTAGGACGTGTAGTAGCAGCCATTAACTCTGTTGGCATTTCCATCTGAACTAATCCTGAATTGCCCATAGCGTTAGCGCCCATGCTGTTGCCAGCCATTGGTGCTGCTACTTGGTTTGAGTAGGTTTGCTGTCCTTGTCCGTATGGGAGTCCTGGAATGTATCTAGCACCTTGTGTTGGTCCCCCGTCAGTGCGCTGAGAAAGAGCGCCAGGGCCTGAAACTGGTGCTGGGTTAGACGGTGCACGGTATCCACCTTGTACTGCCATTATTCATCTCCTTCGTCTTCCAATTCATCTTCAACTTCTGCTGGTTGGCCAAAGGAATCTTTATTGTATTCCTTAGCCAGACGCATCATGCCTTCGGCATTCCAGGGTGTCATTGCTTCTGACACTTCCGTATGCAAGTAACGAGTTCCATCATAGTCTGCCCATTCTGTAATTATTAACCAGTTAGCGCAGATAAAGTTAGACCCATCAGGGTCTTCCTCTATTAGAACTTTTAATGCTTGCTCTATTTTCTCCCTGAATCTCTCACTCATTTTGCGTACTGAATCTTTGTAATAATTGGTGCACTTGTGTGAATATCCCACATGCACGCTACTTCAATGGCTCTGCGAATTATTTTTTCCGCTTGTTCTGGAGTTTTCGCTTTATCAATATGTAAAGCCTCCATAACTCCCAAAGCAACATCGCCACCGCTCCCACCATAATAGATACCACGGATATCACGGTCCCAAGAATAATCTTCAAAGACAGGATAAATAACTCCATGTATGCTGATAATAAAATCTGAATCCTGCGCTGCTGCATCGCCATCTTCTTTCATGTCATAACCTGCATCAATAAATACTTTACGCATAGCAGGTATAAACTTTTGTGTCATAAACAAATCTAAGTTTTCTAACTTAGTTGGCTTAGGTGGTTTCCATCCAAAGTGAAGGATGTTAGAACCACGACTAGCACCAGAACCTGCAATTAAATATCCGTTGTTCTCGATAATCTTGTGAGTAGCAATCGTCATAGGACGACCATTATCATCAGATGCTCTAGAATCGCAACCGATTACAGACCAGCCATCTCCTTGATAAGCAGCAAGTGTTGTCATTGTCCCCTACCTAGTTATCTTTGAGTTACGGTTCGTGCCGAAGCGTTTGCTGTTCCACCCATCGTTAGGCTGGAAAGTAAACTTTGTAATCCTTGTGGAGGTTGAGCGCCACCTGCTGGAGGAGCGGCGGGAGCAGGGGACGGTTGCTCAACCATAGGTGCTTCCCCAGCAGGTGGTAATTCTGGAGCGAACACTTCATTGATTGCGTCCTCAATCTGAGTGCCCTTTTGGCGCATACGGATAACTTCTGCAATCTTCTTAACGATTGTAGTTGGGTCTCCGCCATTAGCAATAAGTTGTGGAATTGCTTGTGCTGAAGCATTCAAAGATGAAATAAGAGCATTACGCATTTCTTCAACTTCAATCTTTTCTTGCTCCTGAGTTACGTTAACTCCAAATGGTAATTCACGCTGTGCTAAGTCCTTAGAGATTAATTTACCACCAAGGGCTTGCAACATAAAAATAAGTCCCTGTGCTGGGTTAAGACCAGCCAGCATTCCATAACGAACATCAGCAGAGTAGTCTCCCTTAATGTCCTTTGATGGTAAATACTCAATTGCATAAGGGCTACCAGAATCAATACCACGAATTGCTTTTTGCTCATTAAAGATTTTCTCATCTACTTCAAAGCAAAGTGAAATTACACTCTTAAGTGTAGATGCAAAGATAGCCTGCGCTGATTTAACTTGTGTGTCAAATCCACCCATAAGGGCTTGCACGCCTTGACCAGTAATAATTGAAGCATCAATATTTCCAGTACGTGATTCAGGGTAGCGTGTTCCAGTACGCAGTTCGTTTTGTAGAACTGCTTGCTCATTAAACAATGAGCCAGATACTGGTAGTTCAACTCGGCGAACACCTGCTGGGTTCTTAGTACGGATAACTCCGTCTCCACCGAATTGGAACTCGTTCACATCGTCAGGGACAATCAGTGGTGCTTGCACAGCCTTCTCTGTTGCTTCCATCGCAAGTAATGCGAATCTATTGCGAAGCAACTGAATGCCTAGTACATCATCAAACTGTCCACGCATCTCACCATCAACGGTTGGTCGCTTTGCGACTACAACCATCATCTTGCCAATAGGATTCTTAGCACGGGAGATAACTAGGTTCTGACGGTCTGGAACAAAGATAATAGATTGATACTGGTCGTAGTAACGAACAATCTCAACTCTATTATTCATGTCTTGGTCATATCCGTCACGACCAAGCAAAACGTCAGTATGCTCTGGGAACTGAGAAATCAATTCAGCCAGTGGCATAGCATAACGCTTAGCAAAAGCAACGCAGCGTCCGTAGCGGTCAAACTCAGGATACGCCCCGACAGGACTTTCTACGCGAATACGCGGCAACTTTGCTTCAGTGTCCAGTTCAATAATGAACGGAACAAACCCAAATGTAATGTACCAGTCAGCACCTGTGTACAT